CAGCATGCGTATGCGGAAAGGTGTATTGCGGATCGCACGGTAGACCCGGCCTTCTTCGGCTGCATCTACGCCGCGTCGCCAGAGGACGATTGGAAAGACCCGGCGACGTGGCACAAGGCAAACCCGTCGCTGGGCGAGACGATCAGCGTTGAGTCATTCGCCGCGGATGCTCGAGAGGCCGAGCAGTCTCCTTCCAAGCTGAATTCATTTTTGCGGTACAGGCTCAACGTCTGGACAACACAGGACGTGCGGTGGCTGTCGCCAGACAACTGGGCCAAGTGCGGCAAACCGCTGCTGCCTGACTTGGAAAAGCGTGAGTGGTTCGCCGGTCTCGACCTTGCCACCACGTATGACCTGTCGGCCTTCGTGATGGTCAGCCAGGCCGAGGACGGCACCTTTGACGTGATGCCGTTTTTCTGGGTGCCGCAGGCGAATGCCGCCGAGCGGACGCAACGGGACAAAGTGGACTACATCGGGTGGATTCGGGATGGCTTCATCCGTGCCACTGACGGGAACGTCACTGACTATGACGTGATTCGCCGGGACATCGTGGAACTGTCGCAGAAGTTCAACATTCGGCAGGTGGGAATTGACCGCTGGAACGCCACGCAGCTGGCGACCCAACTGCAAGGTGAAGGGGTCAATGTGACAGGATTTGGTCAGGGATACGGCTCAATGTCGGCGCCGTCCAAGCAGCTGGAAAACCTTGTGCTGTCGGAACGCATCAGGCACGCAAATAACCCGCCGCTCAGTTGGATGGCCGCCAATGTTGCGGTCCAGAGCGATCACCAAGGCAACATCAAGCCGAGCAAAGCCAAGAGCACGGAACGCATTGACGGCATCGTGTCGCTGGTTATGGCCCTTGGCCTGCACGCCGTAGCGACTGCCAAGCCCGCAGAACAATCGTGGGACATTCTGACGCTATGAGCGAAAACGCCATCGACTATCGAATGCTCGAGCTTCGTGGCATTGAGTGGAATGAGGCGAATTCCAGCCGCACGCCTGCGGGCATTCGGGTGAACGCTGATAACTCAATGGCGTGCTCGGCCTATACGGCGTGCATTCGGGTCATCTCTGATGCCGTGTCGGCCCTACCCCTGCACGTCTACGAGCGGCTGGCGAGCGGCGGCAAGGTGAAGGCACCGACGCATCCGGTGTACCGGCTGCTGCATATGCAGCCAAACCCGTGGCAGACCGCGCAGGAATTCCGTGATTGGATGACGGGCATGTATCTGCATTACGGTGCCAGTTACGCCGAGATCCGCCCAGGCGAGCGCGGTGCTGTCTCGGAACTGTGGCCGCTGCATTCATCCCGCATGGAGCCCGAGCGGCTTGAGGACGGCACGGTGCGGTACAAGTACCGGGAACCGTCTGGCAGGCAGACGATCTACTCACAGGATCAGATTTTCTGCCTGCGGTTCACGACCGAGGACGGCATCCGGCCGGTGCCAACATACAAGCTGTTCCAGAATGCCATTGGGCTGGCCCAGGCGTTAGAGGCCCACGGCAGTGCGTACTTCGGTTCAGGCGCTAGGCCGGGCATCATTCTAGAGTCAGACAACCCGATTCCGGTCGAAGCGGCCGAGCGGCTACGTGAGCAGTGGGAGCGGATGCACCGTGGGCCTGATCGGGCATTTCGCACGGCCGTCCTTCCGAATGGCGTAAAGGCCCACGAACTAAGCGGCAGCAACGAGTCCAGCCAGTTTTTGGAATTACGGGGCTGGCAGTTGCTTGAGATAGCACGCGCCTTTCGGATTCCGCCTCACCTCATTCAAGACTTGAGCCGCAGCACCTACAGCAACATTGAGGTGCAGGGCACGGAGTTCGTCCAGCACTGCCTGCTGCCGCACCTGAAGCGGTGGGAAGCGGCCATTGCCCGCGACCTAATCGTGGACGACGAGACGTATTTTGCAGAGCACAGCGTCAGCGGCCTGCTGCGTGGCGACCACGCTAGCCGGTCGGCTTACTACGTTTCGGCTCTGCAAAATGGCTGGATGACGATTAACGAGATCCGTGAACTTGAGAACCTCAACCCAATCGGGCCTGACGGCGACAAGCACTTTGTGCAGTTGAACATGACCACGCTGGACAAGATCGGCCAAGAACCGCCAACGCCTGAGGCCATGCCGGCCCCGGTTGTTGTGGAGGCCGAAGACAGCCCCGAGGACGATGCCGAAGACCAGTCCGAAGAGGAGGACACGACCGATGGAACTTGAACGCCGCTGCCTAGCCTTTGACGAGTTTCCCGAGGCTGAGCTTTCCGTTGAGTCCCGTGGGGATGGCACGCAGGTGCTGAGCGGATACGCCGCTGTCTACAACCGCTTTTCACTGCCACTGAGGGAAGGTGGATCGACGTTCCGGGAAATCATCTTGCCCGGTGCGTTCGACAAGATCCTCAACCGGCAGCGTGGGAAGCAGGACGTGGTGGCCTTGTTCAATCATGATCCCAACTTTGTGCTTGGCCGCACTTCGTCCGGAACGCTTGAGCTTTCAAGCGACGAGCGAGGTCTCAAGTATTCCGTGGTTCCGCCAGATACGCAGACCGGCAGGGACGTGATGCAGCTGGTGCGTCGTCGGGACCTGCGCGGATCTTCATTCGCCTTCCTTATCAACGAGGCCAAGGGAGCACACTGGACAAGCGATGAGCAGGGGGCGATTCGGCAGATTCGTGAAATTGGACTTTTGGCCGACGTGTCTGTTGTCCTGACGCCGGCATACCCGGCAAGCAGCGTTGCCGTTGCCCAGCGTTCCTATGAGGCGTGGCTGGCTTCACAGTCTCAGCCCGAGCCCGAGGCGGCTGCAGCCGTCGTGAAGCGGTCGCTGGCCCGTGACGCAGCTGCCGCCGCAGCATTGAGGCTCCGCCGTGCCTGAACCACGCTGCACCTGCGGCGAGCGATTGCGTACCCGTTCAAGTCGCCCATGCGGTGATGAACGGCAGCGCTATCTGCGTTGCCCGAGGTGCGGTGCTCGAGCGGTCGCATTTGTGAAAACAACACTTTCTGAAGTGCGGTTCTGCAAGAGACCGCAGCCCTAGTGGCATCGTGAATCCCACGGCAATACCGCCGCCAGGAGATTCACACAGTGGACAACCTCAAGAAGCTGCAGGACGAGGCGGCGCTGCTCGCCAACCGGATTGACGCCGTGCGTGCCGTCGAGGGCGACGCGGACCAGATCGCTGCCCGTGATCTCGAACTTGAGTCGCTGACGGCTGACGCCGCCAAGCTGGCCAAGAAGATCGAATTCGAGAAGTCGGTGCTTGAGTCGGCGAAGAACCTGCGTTCCGTGGTGGATCGCTGCACGCCGGCCCCCGAGGTGCGTGCGGACGAGCCGAAGGTGCGGATTGAGTCCGTGCCGTTTCACGGCAAGCTGCGGGCGTTCAAGTCCGAAGAGGACGCCTACAAGGCGGGCATGTGGATCAAGGGCTACCTGCGTGGTGACGCGGAGGCCCGGCGGTGGTGCAACGATGCCGGCGTCGAGGCCCGCGCTCAGGGCTCGACGGGCAGCACGACTGGCTCGGCTTTCGTGCCCGACATCCTGAGCAATCAGGTGCTGCGGCTCGTCAACGAAGATTCGGTGTTCGCGTCCAACGCCACGCCGGTCAACATGCCGAGCGACGTGGTGCTGGTGCCCAAGCGGACGGGCGGTGCCACGGCGTACTGGGTGGCCGAGAACACGGCCATCACGGACAGCGACCCCACCCATTCGCAGATCACGCTGACTGCGAAGAAGGTCACGGCGGCAACCCGCGTCAGCTCCGAGCTGTTCGAGGACTCCGTCGTGGGAATCGCAGAAATGTTGGCGACTGAACTGTCGTACACGCTGACCCAGGCGGTCGAGTCGGTGGCGTTCAACGGGAATTCGGCGAATGCTCCCAACATCGCCGGCATCCTGACGAGCGGTGGCATCCTCAAGACCACCACCAGCGGTCAGACCACCACGAACGACTACGATGCCAGCATTGTGGCCGCCGCTGGTGACACGTTCGACGAGATCACCAAGGCCAATCTGGTGACGATGCTGGGTTCGATGCCGAGCCACAGCCGCCAGGGTGCGGCGTGGGTGGTGTCGCCCTATGCGTTCGCTACCTGCTTCCAGGCGTTGGATCTCAACCAGGGCGGATCGGTTGGGCTGTCGCAGGGTATGGGCCTGACCTTCATGGGCTATCCGGTGCTTCTCTCGCACCAGATGGTTGGTGCGGGCGACCAGACGGGCAAGGCCATGGTGCTCTTCGCCAACCTCCGCAACGCCGCCCACTTCGGTGTGCGTCGGGGCCTCGAGATCGCCTCGAGCGATCAGGTGGCGTTCCTGAGCGATCAGGTCGTGGTCCGGGCGACCATGCGGTGTGCGATCTCGTGGAGCGAACTTGGCAGCGACACGGTCGCCGGCCCGGTCATCGCCCTCAAGGGTGCCTGAGCCTGACGGCTTGACATCTCTGTGATTCTGAGCGGGCGGCCCTCAACCGGGGGCCGCCCGTTCTCTTTTGCAGGGTGGCCATGATCATCAAGGTTGGCGGGACCGACGTTGAGGTACGGGTTGAAGCCATCATGTCAGGCCCACGCTTTGGGCCTATCGGCAACCTGTTTGGATGGGCCGCTGCCCTGATGCCGCTGCAGATCCGCCCCACGCTGCAACAGGGGGCCTTCTGGAGCCAAGGGCTGACGAGGTGCATGGAGCAGTTCATTGACTCGGCGGAATACCTGCTGTGCTTGGACTTCGACACGTACTTCAGCCGGGAAGATGTTGAGCAGTTGATCGCCATTGCCATGACGTTTCAGTGCGATGCCTTGGCCCCGCTGCAGGTGAAAAGAGAGGACGGCAGGCCGATGCTGACCCTCAAGGGCACGCTGGACAATCCGCCCGAGGACGGCAAGACAACGCTGCCAAGGTCGTGGTTTGCCGAGCCTGTGCAGGAAGTGGACACCGCACATTTCGGCTGCACGGTGATCAGCACGGCAGCCCTCAAGCGCGCCCGCAAGCCGTGGTTTCTGGAGACGCCGGCAAGTGACGGCACCTACAACGAGCAGCCGCCGGCCGGCGACGAGTCGTGGAAACCTCGCCGGGACTCGGACATTCACTTTTGGGCCAACTGGCGAGACAGCGGCAATCGTCTTTACGTGACGCCACGGGTCTGCATCGGTCATGGAGAGTGGCTGATCACGTGGCCCAGCAAAGAGCTAGGCAAGCCCGTTTTCCAATACTGCTCTGAGTACGCAAAAACCGGCCGGAAGCCTGAAACTGCATGGAGCGTAGGGGAATGATGAAACTGAAGTTCACCCGTGCATGGCGTGGCTACCGCAAGGGGCAGACCGTCGAGGTGGCCGGCGGCTTGGCTACGCAGCTGTTGGCCAACCGTGTGGCCGTCGAGGACCGCCAAAGCGACCTGATCGAAACGGCCGCCATTCAGCCCACGACTGAGACCGCAGACGCCACTCCACGCAAGCGAGGCCGCCCCCGTGCAGTACCGAAGCCTGACACGCCAGACGCCGCCAACGGTTGAGCCGGTCACGCTGACCGAGGCGAAAGCACACCTGCGTGTCGATACCGACGCAGACGATGCCTACATCACTGGCCTGATCACGGCCGCCCGTGAGTGGGTTGAGCAGTACCTAGACCGCACGCTGATTCAAACCCAGTGGGTGATGCGATTCGACAAATTCCCCGACAGCGGCATTGAGCCCGTCGAACTGCCACGGCCGCCGATGGCCACCAGCGGGACCGCCACTGCGGTCGCCATCACGTTCACGTCGGAGATTGGGCAAACCAGCACCTACAGCACGGCTGAGTATCGGGTTGACCGGCACGCAACGCCTGGCGCAATCCTGCCGATCTACGGCACCACGTGGACACCGCACCGGCAAGACGACAACGCCATCAGCGTGACGTGGTGGGCTGGCTACGGCTCGAGCGGATCGGCCGTGCCAGCGGCGATTCGCCACGCCATCCTGATGCTGCTGGCCCTGTGGTATGAGCGCCGCATGGCAGCTGACACCGTCAGCGGCGCAGAGGTGCCTTTTGGGGTCAAGGCCCTGCTGGATTCGCAACGCTGGGGCTCTTACCGATGATCGACCCCGGCCGGCTCCGTGAGCGTGTTACGGTGCAGATCGCCAGCGGCGCCACCAACACGCTGGGCGAAACCGTGCTGACGTGGGCCAACAGCACGGCCGTGTGGGCCAGCGTGGAAGGCGTCAGCGCCCGAGAGTCGCTGACGCAGGGGCAGCAGGAGGTTTCGATAACGCACCGGGTGCGGATGCGTTACCTGCCGGGCCTGACGCAAAACATGCGCTTTTCGTGGCGGTCACGCACGTTGGAAATCGTCAGCCTGCTCGAGCACGGGAACCGCAGCGAGCATGAAGCCATCTGCACGGAGCAGCAGTAATGGCCAAGAAACGTGATTCAACGCTGGCGATTGATTTGTATGCCCCGGACCTTTCCGAGTTGCGGGCAGAACTGAATCAGTTGCCAAAGAATCTAGCGGCCAAGCACTTGGGCGCTGCCCTTCGCAGGGCTATTCAGCCTGGCCTGTCGGCCTTGCGGAAACTGACGCCGAAGGGACCAACCGGCAACCTGCGAAAGAGCATCAAAACAAAAATCAAAACGTACCCCAAGCAAGGCAATGCTGCTGGCCTTGTTGGCTATTCGTGGGGCGGCGATTCAAAAGGCTACCACCAAGGCTTTATCGAATTCGGAACAAAAGAGCGAAAGACAAAGGGCCGTTTTGCATCGACATTCCGCAGTAAGACCCCGCAGCGCGCCGGTGCGTTTCAGATTTTCACGCCACGCCGAGGGAAGTCCGCAGGCCAGATGAAAACACGGCCATACCCAAAGTCGTTTTTTAAGTCAGCCAAGGCAGGGGAAACCGTTGACCTTGGAAAGATGCCGATTGGCGGCAGGACCGGCCAGCCACCAGTAAAAACGGCATTCGCCCAGACTCGTCAGGCAATGGAAGCGGAACTGCGAATGCAGTTGGCGGCCCGCATTGAAAAGGCATGGTCAGAGTTAGAGGGACGCACGAGGCGTGGCCTGCAGACGACCTACAACCAATACCGTGAACGAAAAATACTTGAACGCCTTTCTGGCCAGTAATCGCGCACTATGAAATCACCCGAAGCCGTCCTGCGGTCTGCCCTAGTCAGCAATACGATCACGTCGTCCATCGTCGGGGCACGCATTTACCCGCTGCTGGCCCCCAAGACGGCGTCCCTGCCGTTCATCACCTGGCGGCGGTCAGGGATCACCCGTGAGCACACCCTGTCGGGCCCTATGGGCGTGCCAAACGTCAGCGTAGAAATGCAGTCATTTGCCACAACCTACGAGGACGCAAGAGAACTGGCCGACCGGGTGCGGCTCGTTCTGGATGGGTACGGGGGAACCTTGAACAATACAGAAGTGAAGCACGTGTCGCTCGAGCAAGAATCGGACGACTTTGTGCAGCTGGCCGGCGGCGACCTTCCGCCGATTTATCAGGTGACGCAAACTTTCAACGTCCTTTGGCAGGAGTCCTAGAGCATGGCCATCACGCCTCATGATTCGTCAGGCACGACGCTTACGTTTAACGACGTTACCTACACCGTCACCAGCATCGTCTACAACCTGACCGATCCGGCGACTGAGGACACGATTGATGTGTCACATCTCGGCCTGACGGCTGGCAGTGCGATCCTTACGCAGGACCGGCCCCTGACGGGATCTGCCACTGACACGGGCCGCGAGGTGGTGATTGAATACCTGGGCAAGAGCATCGTTGCCGATGCCGTTTCGGGTGTTCTGGCTATCACCGTGGGC